CGAAGGCGTAGCCGAAGCTCGCACCGCTCCCGTCGCCCGTAATAGTCGTAGCCGCCGCCACTCCTGACAACGCACCCGTATGGGTAGGCAAGCCGTTGGTGATGCCTGCTACTTGGTTTACGACACCCGCCACGTAGATGGGTGCGGCGAACTCATCGCCCGGAGGTACGATCGTGACCTGCACGTCGACATCGGCGGCCGAAGCGATATAGCTCGAACCTACGGGCAACACTTGGAAGCCGTTGGTCGCCTGCACGGTATAGGTGCCGTTGAGGTAGTAGTTCATTGCTTCTTGGATTTGCCGAGGATGACGGCGTTGAGGATGCGTCCGATGAGGTCGACGATGTTGTCGTCCTTCTCCGTTTCCGTGAGTGCCGTGATCGTGCCTGCGGCGGTGATGATGGCGAGGGCGATTTCAGCCCAGTGGGTTTGGAAGAATTCCATAGGTTATGGGGTTTGGATGTTGTGGTATGCTTTGAGACAGTGGTCGGGGTCGATGTAGTCGAGGAGCTCTTGGAGCTTCTTACCCAACGGCGAGAGGGTGCCCTTCACCATGTTGGCCCCGAGGACGGCAGAGATGGTCTGACTCCCGAAAGGGTATCCGTGGGGCTTGGTGAGGGTAGCGTCGAGGAAGGAGGCGGCCATGATAGAAGCCATGAATGAGAGGTCGCGGAAGATGTCGTACACCCACGGCCACGGACGAGCGTCGGTGGCAAGGCGGTAGACGATACCGAAGAGAGGCCCTACCAGAAAGAGGCAGAGGCCCGCGATGACGAGTGGAAGTACGAGGAGGTTCTTCATTCTTCAGGTGTGAACCATCCGTGCTCTACCATGTATTCGTACGAGCGTACGGTGGCCGTGCTCGGAATGATTTGTCCGAAGGTGATTTTCTCCGATGTGGCGATGAAGGCGGCGAGGGCTGCCTTCTCTTCTTCGGGCACCTCGGGGAAGGCACTTACGAGGCGCGTGAGGTCCACCTCGGGCGAGCAGTAGATGACGAAGTCGAGGTCTACTTGGAGGGCGTACTGCCCCCCTTCGGGTGTCGTGGTGTCGAGGACTTCGCCCGTGTCAGGGTCGAGGGTGACAATCGGCTCGGGGTTGTCAGGGTGTGCGATGACACCGAAGACGATGCCGTCGGCCTTGTATGGTTGTTGGCGAGCTTCGGGTGCGGTGATGTTGTAGAGTTCGCGCGTGATGAGTTGGGCGCGCTCTTGCGACGTGAGTTCGTCGTTGGGGAGGGTTATGATATAGCTCATGGGTAGATGCCGTAGTGCTCGTTGATGTTGTCACGGATGGCCTCACGGTTTGCCGATTGGTCCGAGTCAAACATGATGACCTCTTGGATGTTTCCGTTGTAATTGTTTCCCGCGTAACTCAACGAGCCAATGGTTTTGGTCATGGCCGAAGTGTCGGACACCGATGCGCTACCCGTGACACCTGCGTTCCCGTTGACGTAGTTGCCAGCCGTGGAACCGTCGAAGGTCAAAATCTGCACGGCTTGGTCTCCGTCATAAGTGGTCAGAGTGCTGTCGTCCAAGTTGGTGGTGTCAAACCTTCCGCGCAAACCAAATGAAAGAACGTGATGCCGGAAGCCTGTGTCGTTGTCATTCTGAACGCTCAACGGATAGACCCGACCACTAAAGACAACCGCCGTCAACAAGCCCGAAGAGTAGTCGGTAGCGTCGGTGCTGTCCATATGTTTAAAGCCCGTTCCGTCGCTATTCAATGTCGGCTTGCCGTTTTTGGTCAACACCACACCGTTAGAAACGATTTCGAATTGGCTGGCCGTGACTGTCTGTGACATATCGTTCCCCTCCTGCCCTTGGTCGTACCATACCTTCACGAAGCCGTCGGTACCTGCGCAGAACGCCTCCAGCGTGGCCGTATCCAATGACCCGTCGCGGTTGAAGTAGATGTCGAGCTCGTCGTTGTTTGAATCCCTCCGCACACGCACCGCAGGCCCCGTATATGCCGACCGCAGGCGGCGCAGAGAATAGGCGGCCGCTGCTCCCTCGTAGGTGTCCAAGAGGTAGGGCGTAGGCTTCGGGAAGACATACTGACTGCGCTTGTCCAAGAAGAGGACCGTGCGGTCGGTGAGACCCTCCACGCGCATCTTCGAGACAGGGAACGGGATGGGCTTGTTGGGCCTCGTGGCATCCATGCTGACCGACACCGTGGCGGCATTGCTTCCCTCTACGAGGCGGAACTCGATGGTATGGCCTTCCGTCGTTTCGATGGAGAGCTTGTCCCCGACCTTGTATCCTGACCCCGCTCCGTCGGCGGTGAGCGTCGTGAGGACTCCGAGCGTGTCGAAGTCGTAGGCGAAGGTGGCACCCGAGCCCGATCCTGTGATGGTGGTGGCGGCGATGCCCGACCCCGATGCCGCGCCCGTATGGGTGTGGGTTCCGTTGCAGATGCCGGGCAGTTGGTTTTGAACTCGTCCGAAGGCACTCCAGTCGCGCGTCACGGCCGAGCCGTTGGTGGGGATGTAGGCGGTAGCTGTGTTGCCTTCTTCAAGCTGTGCTCCCCAAAACAAAATTTCGCCGGTGAAAGAGCTACTTCCGACATAGCAAGTATACTCGTCTGTCGGTGTTGCTCCAGTAGTAAACGGCACCTCAATCCTTGTCCACTCGCTTGTGTTGATTTCAGAGATGTACGAGGTTACGGCAACTACGTCCGTTGCCGTGGTAGCATTGAAAACCCGATACGAGGCGTGGCTTGCATCAATATTTTTTGCATAGAAGCTGAAAACGTAGTTCGTGCTTGCTGACAACGTCTGGGGCACGGTGCGCAAAATCCTGAAGGTGCTGGTCGGGCTTTCCCAGCTTGTCGCCGTTGAGGTTCCGTCGGGAGCCGTTGCAGCGTTTGCGGTCAGGGTCGCTCCGAGGATATTTTGCCATTGCGTCAAATCCTGCGAGTCCGGCAAGAGATTCGTCCGTGGGATGAAGAGAGGGGCGGCGTATTCCTTCCCGTCGGGGACGACCGTCACCGCGAAGTCGTTGTCCTCACCCGAGGCGAGGTATCCGTTGACCGTCTGTACGTC